TCAGGCGGGAACCTGCTCCCAAGCCGCCTGCCGGCCGATGTACCGGCCGTCCTGCCCCAAACCACGATCAGCCAAGGCGCGGGCGGCCATCTGGCGTGGGTCCGCCAGGCCCTGGACGATCCCGAGCAGCACGCTGCTATCGATGCCCTGGAACGCTTCGCTGAGGGCCTTGTCGGCCTCCGCCCGGAGGGCCTGCTCGATCCTGGTCTCAGTGGGTGCGTAGGGGCTCATCCGTGGTTGCTCCATTAGTTTGCGGGTGCGGACATGGACGCTCGATTCCGCCGACCGATCCAGTCCGGCCGCCCTTCGCAGACAGCGGCCGGACAGGTCAGGATCAGCGTCGCCGGCCTGTCGGCCAGGTCGTGTAGATCCGCTCCTTTCGGGGCGCGGGCTTGCCGGCGCCGAGGGTGTAGTTGATCGCCACGGTCCGACCGGTGAAGCGGTCGAACCGCTCCCGCATGGCGGGGTGGTCGTTGATGGTCAGGATGGCCCGCCCCTGCAGGCCCGCCATCAGCTCAGCCATGCGGTCGTACTGCTCCAGCCCGAAGGTCCCACCGTAGCCCTCCGTCTGCCAGTACGGCGGATCGAGGAAGAACAACGTCTCCGGCGTGTCGTACTTGGCCAGGCAGGCATCCCATGGGAGCTGCTCGACAACGACGCGGTGCAGCCGCAGGTGCGCCGCGCTCAGGTCCTCTTCAAGCCGCAGCAGGTTGATGGACTTAGGCGACTTGGCGGCCGTGCCGAACGTCTGCCCGGAAACCTTGCCGCCGAACGCCAGGCGCTGCAGGTAGAAGAAGCGCGCGGCGCGCTGGATGTCGGTCAGCGTGTCGACGTGCTGCAGCTGCGCCCAGCGGAACATTTCGCGGCTGGTCAGCGCCCACCGGAACTGCCGCACGAACTCGTCCAGGTGGTTGGCCACGACGCGGTACAGGCGGACCAGCTCGCCGTGCACGTCGTTGATGACCTCGACCTTCGCCGGCTCACGCGCGAACAGCAGCGCGGCGCCGCCTGCGAACGCTTCGACGTAGGTGTGGTGCGGGTTTTCAGAGAGCAGCGGCAGCAGGTGCTGCAGCAACCGGGTCTTCCCACCCGGCCAGGGGAACAGCGTTTTCACTTGAAATCTCAACCTTTGCGATACGGGTGGCCGAGACTTCGCGCCCCTCGCGAGGGGGACAGGGCCTCGGCCGAAAGCCAGGTGGTGAGATCACCTGTATTGAGGCGCCTGGCCGGCGGTTGCCGCCGCTGGCCAGGCGCCCTGTTTCATTGCTCGTAGCTCTGGATTTCGGCGTTCAGCACGGACTCGGCGTGCGCCTGCGTCAGCAGCCCAGCCTGGGCCATCGTCATGACGCCGAGCTGAGTGCGCGGGTCATCCAGATTCACCATCTTGTCCTTCACCGCATCCAGCATTCGCATCAGTGCCCGCAAGCTGGCCGCCTGCAGGCGGCTTTCCTGCGGGGCGGTAGGGTCATCAATGGACGCCCGCTCGACCCCGGTCAGCGCATCGATCCCCACGCGCGTGTAGAACGCCAGCAGCGTGATCTCGCGCGGCTGTGCCGGCGGCTCAGGGGCAGGCTCGACTGGCGGAGCAACCAGCACCCCGTCGACGTACTGCCATCCCTCGGCTGCCTCGGGGTGTTCGATAGCGTGGTCGTAGCCCAGCGTGCGGGCGAAAGCGATGTCGGCGCTGATGACGCGCTCGACGCGGCCGTTTCGGATCAGGGCGATTCTCATGGCAGGCGGTCCCAGAAGTCGATGATGCCGATTCCTTCGGCTCCTTTGCCGGCACGGTAGTTGGCGCCCTGTCGCGCACCGCCGCCGCCGCCAGTGTTCGGTGCAGCATCACAACTATCAGCGGCGGTGCCGCCGAGAGCATCACCGCCTCCGTCTGCACCGCTGCCGAAGAAGCTGACGTAGCCCGAATTGGCCCAGATCTGACCGATGGCACCGCCACCGCCCCCAAACCCATCGACGCCCTTACCACCATCGACGTTACGGTGGCCGTAGCCTGTAGGAATCGCAGAGTTTGAAGAGAGCGGAAAACCGCCCAGTCCGCCACGGCGACCCGCACGGTAGATGCGGTTGTAAGAGAGCAATGCACCGCCGACGCCGCCTCGCGCAATGACATCCCCCAATGTCGAATCAGTCCCAGCGACACCCTGCGCCGACGTGGTTGCCGTGAGGATGCCGCCCACGCCGATAATCACCTGTGTGGGGCCAGTGATTTTCATGATCCCGTCGATGACCTCGCCGCCGTCCCCGCCTCCAGCGGTACCACTGACGCCGCCGTGGGCACCAGAGCCACCGGCACCCACGAGGCGGTACTCGATCCAGGGCGATGCGGCCGTCTCCGGCAGCAGGAACGTGCCGGACGTCTTGAAGACGATCCGTTTCTTGTGGGCAAAGCCGCCCACCAGCTGATCGAACCGGTAGTTCATTCAAAGCTCCATTGATTGGCCGAACGCGCGAGCAGCCGAACGGTGGTGCCGTCGCTGATCGTGACGGTGTCCGCTGAGGTGATCGGCAACACGAGACCGATGATGCTGGCCGCACCGGGCGCAATGACCACGTCACCGCCCGAGGCGTGGATGACGACGCGGTGGCCCACAGCGGGCACCGCCAGCGTGATCGGCACGGCACCAGCGCTGGCGTCGACGATCAAGTAATCGCCATTCTTTGCCGTGGTCGCCTCGGCCACGACGCGGGGGAAGATCGGAGCGCTGCGCCCGACCATCTGCGTGCCCTTGCGTGCGAAAACCTGACCGTCAGCGGTAGTGCCGACGCCCAGCGACGTGGCCGGGATCGAGTCGAAGCCAGCACCGACCAGCTGCGCCCCTGACCGCCAAAGGAACTGCCCGTCCTGCAGCGTGCCAACGGCCAGCGACGTCACGGGAATGCCGGAAGGGTCGCCGCCGAGGGTGATCTGCGACAACGTCCAGGCTCGCGTTGCCGCGTCCTGGGCGTCCGTCGGATCAGCCAGGCCAGTGAGGCGGTAACCCCCAGCGCTCACATGACCGGTGAAGCCTGCATACGTGACCGCCCGCGCGTCGATGCGGCTGTCGACCTGCGCCTGTGTCAGCCTGCTGTTGATCTGCGCCAGCAGCGAACCGTGCGCGCCACGTGCCTGCTCGACCTCAGCAGCAGTGGCAGCCGACCGCACCCGCAAGTTGTTCAGCCGGGCGACGTAGTCGTACTGCCCAGCCACAAATTTGATGTCATCCCAACCAGCCATCATGCTTCCTCGATCTCAAGCGGCAGGGAGTAGCGAAACACCTGCTCGCGTGTCATTTCCGGGTTGTCGACCAGGTAGCCGAGCAGCGCGTTATCGGCCTCGGTTCGCCCACCTTCGCCGGTGCGGGCACTGATCCAGATCTCTCGGCCGTTGCCGGCATCACGCAGCAGGCTCGCCCAGGCGGCGCGCTCGTCGTCCTGCAGCCACTCCAGTGCGATCTTCAGGCGGCGCCAAGGCGTGCCGGCTTCCACGCGCAGGCCGCCCGCTGCGGTGCGGGTGCGCACCGTGTCGCGCTCCCATGCCAGGGCCTGGCCCCAGCGGAAATTGAACGCCGGCCGCAGCGTGCCGCCGCCGAACAGCCGCCCCACCTCGATCCGTTCGGCGCCGGGGTCGGCGATGTCGATCCGAATCGAGCGCGTGACCAAGTCGTCGGGCAGCAGCATGTAGCTGTAATCCATACCGGCGATGCCCGCCCCCAAGGGATCGATGCCCCAATCCAGCTCACCCAGCGCCTTGGCCGGGATGGCAGCGGTGGTTTCGCTGTCGTACTGAAGCGCGCCGCCCAGCGCCGGCTCGTCGTACAGGCGCACACGCCAGTTCGCAGCCGTCGACAACGAGTGCCGCCAGAGCACCAGGGCGCCGATGCGCGCGTTGCTCGGCAGGTCGACCTGCAACGTGGCGGAGTCACCGAGGACGCGGTACACCGCGCCCCGGTCGCTCACCTGCAGGTTGTCTGGCCCCAGGCCCGGCACCGCTGCCGGCGTGCTGGTGATCGTCGCGCCATCGGTATGCCCGCGCGGAATCAGGATCAGCCCCACAGCGTGACCTCCGTTGATCGCCGGTCAATACGGCGCGATACGCTGGTCACCAGCAGATTGACGCCGCCCTGCAGGCCGAATCGTGGGTAGAAGACCCGCACCGTCTGCCCGACACGCAGCTGCCAGCCACGCCGGGAAACGCTTGCCGTCCAACTGCGCCGCTGCACGCCGGACAGAGCCAGGCGTCGCGCGGCTTCCACCTGCGCCTGGACAGCGTCCTGCAGCAGCGTGCCGACCATCTCAGGATCTCGCGCCATTGGATGCAGCACCTTCACCACTTCGTCGCTCGCCTCGGCCACGTCGTACTCTCGGCCGTAACGCTGACGGTCGGCCTCGGTCACAGCACCGAACAGACCGTCTGCCTGCACAGCCCAATTCCTGCGGTAGCCGAGCCGAACACGCCAAGCAGGCAGACGCATCTCCTCCAGCTCCAGCGACTGCGCGGCGAAATCGTCCGGCGTCAGAGTCAGTACGGGTGCGCCGATGCCGGCGACAGCGGCGGTGAACTCATTGTTCCCGGTGAAACCCCACCAGGCACCCACGCTGGCCGCGATCTCGTCCAGGACGTCGACGGCGTTGCGGCTCTCGCCGATCCACAGGCCGAGCGCCTGCGGCGCGGCCGCATCCAGGGCGGCCAGGGCTGCCTCATCGAACGTCGTCACGCCGGCGCGCGCGGCGACCAGGCGCAGCAGGTCAGCGCAGGTCGAACCGGGGCCGGTTGCGTCCGCCGTCACCCGGCCTGCCGGCATTACGTTCATGTCGAAGCGACCGGCGGCCAGGTCGACGGTGTGCGCCGACGTCAGGCCGCCCACGCGAACGTCGCTGACGGCCAGCAACGGGCCATCGTGCAGCGCGTATCGGTGGAGTGGCTCATCGATCACGACCGGCGGCACGTTGAACACCTGCCCGCAGGTCAGCGGGACGACGTCTTTGGGCGTCGGACCGGCCCCGAGCAGGGTCTCCTGCAGGGGCTTGTTGAGGGCTTCCCTGGGATCGGCCAGCAGCAGCCGCAGACCGCCGCCACGCAGCGCTTGAAGGCCGGTTGAAATGCCCGTGAACACCGGCACGAAATCCGCCAGCGGCCAGTCCGAGGCACCGACCAGCAGCCGCGCCGGGCGGCCGTCCCAGGCTTCGTCCAGCCAGCCGTCGCGCACGCCGTGCGGGTTTGAAATCTCCGCTTCCGACCAGCCGATGTTGCTGCGGCCGAAAAGCCCGTCCGGTAGGCTCTCGCGGATCTCCGGCACGCCCACCAGCCAGTCGGGATAGGCCCTGTTCGGCGCGGTCGCATCGTGAATGCCGGTGACGTAGCCGGTGTTGCTCAGGTAGTGCATGCCGGCGCTGCTCTGCGCTTCCAGCAGCACGGTGATCGATGCGCCGGAGCGCAGCAGGGTGTCGATGCTGTTCATTGCTGCCGCATCGCCCCCGCGACCGTGCGCTCCATCGACCGGCCCAGGCGCCCGATGTCCTCGCTCTGGCGGTCCAGCACCTGGCCCAGGCGGCGCTCTTGCTCGGCCAGCAGCGAGCGGCTGACCTTGCCTTGCTCCTGCAGCTGGTGATTCATGGCCCGGATCTCGGCCAGCAACGCTTCATCGCGTGCAGCCTGCTCGGCCTGCTGCTGGGCCTGCTGCTGGGCGGCGTTGTCCAGGGCGACGATGGTCTCATCGTGCTGGACCTCGGCCTGGGCGTACCGGCTGGTCAGCGCTTCCAGCTCGTTATCGAACCGCGCTTCTTCGGACAGGCCCAGCTCGGCGAGCAGCTCATCCAGCCCCTGCAGCTCGGCGATGGCCGACTCGCGCAGGGCGTTGATGCGCGCCTCGACGTCCGCGACCGCGCCGGTGGTGCCGCCGATGGCGCTCTCCAGGGCCGGAGCGCTGAACACCGGCTGCGCGGCCGATGCCAGCGCATCGGCGCGGGAACCCATCGTCGCGCGGACGCTGTTGAAGATGTCCACCGCCTGGGCGCTGACGCCGTACATGCTGCGGGTCTCGTCCAGGTAAGCCTGGGCGGCGGATTGCATCGCCGAGGCGTCGCCGCTCTGCAGGGCCTTCTGGTACTGCGCCTGGGCCTCGCTGAAGCGCTGGGACGCCGTCAGCGGGGAGGCATTGGACAGGCCCATGTTGTCGACGTAGTCGCGCAGGCGCTTCGCCGCAGCCTGCTGCGCTTCCCAGGAGCGCATCGCTTCGCTGTGGGCCGCCTCGGCCGCCCGCTGCTGCTCGGCCTGGGCGTTCGCCTGGGCCGCCGCGGCGTCGCGGATCGCCTTCTCTTCCGCGGCGAACTTGGACATGGTCGCTTCGCGGATCTGATCGATCAGGCCCAGCTGCGTGCGGGCATCGCCGCCGGCAGCCAATTGGTTGCGCAGGTCGGTGATCTGGCCCGCCTGGTAACCGGACTCGTCCCAGCCCGGCCCGGCGCGGCGCAGGGTGAGAATGTCGGCGCGCACGCTGGCGGACATGCTGCTGATGGCCTCTGCGATAGCGCGGGCCTCTTCGTTGATCGCCTGGGCGCTCTTGCGGCTGGCATGCTCGCGGATCAGCGCCAGTTCTGTCTCGCTGGCGCCCAGGCGCTGGGCGGTGGCGATGCTCTCGTCCATCGAGCGGGCGATGTTCGCCAGCTCGATCTGGAGCGGCGTCATGTCCATCTCTTCCAGCTCGCGGCGGATGCCGCCCAGCAGCTGCTGCAGCTCGCTGTTGTCCAGCATGTCGTTGAGCGCGGCCTGGGCGTCGGTCATCGCGGCCAGTGCCGACGCGGCCTCCAGCCAGCGCACCGTCGCCTCGGCGGACAGGTTCGGCAGCTGCTGCTCAAACAGGCGGCGGAACTCAGCCAGGCCGCCGGCACCGCCGAAGTCGGCTGAGTCCAGACCCACGTTGCCCAGCGCCGACTTCGCAGCCGCCTGTGCCTTCTCGGCCGCCAGCGCGGCGCGCTCGGAGTCGGAGTAGAAGCGGTTGAAGTAGCCGCCCCACAGCGCCGTCGCGCGCTCCAGGCCGCCCGCCGCGTCAACGACGCCGGCAGCGAAGCGCACGACTTCCTCGCGCGTCTTGTCCAGGGCCACGCCGGAGAGCGCCAGCGCGTCGTCCATCAGCGCGGCCGCACTGCGAATGCGGCCGTACGCTTCCAGCATCGACTCGCCGTCGACGGCCAGGTCCTCGACCAGGTCGGTCAGCTGCAGCAGCGAGCCGTCGGTGAGCAGGCCGAAGCCGGCTTTCGCGTCGGCCGCTGCCGCGAGCAGGAACTGAGCGCCGCCCAGCAGCGCCTCGGCGTCCGAGCGCCAGCGCTCCGCCGCCTGGCTCGCCGTGCCGTCGTACTGGCCGACCTGGGCGACGATGTTCTCGGCCTGCAGGCGCTTCTGGAACTGCTCGAAACCCTCGCTGTAGGTCCGCCCCAGCACCGTGGAAAGCTCGCTGGTCAGGTTGCCCTTCTTGTCGTAGACCGCCTTGAAGCTGCCGCTGATGATGTTCACGGTTGCCACGCCCAGGGCGCTGGCCGCCCCCTCGGCGGTCTTCTTGATCACGTCGTACAGCTGGCCGGCGGACTCCTTGGCCTCGTCGCTGGCGTCGATGTCGATGGTGCGGCGCTTCTTGCCTCGGAACAGGGACTTTTGGCCTTCTTGGTACGCATAGGCGCTCGCGGAGCCGCCGGCCTCGGTGATGTTGATCGTCTGGCCGGTTTCCTTCGTCTGGTACTTCGTGCCGAACAGCTTGCCGCCGCTGATCTTGTCCACGACGATGGCCGCCAGGGCGACCCAGCCGGCGACCGGGATCGCAGCCAGCGCGGCGGAGCCAGCAGCTGCGGCGCCGGCAGTGCCGGCGGCGGCGTAGCCTGCGGCCACCGTGCCCACGGCCGTCGCGCCGTAGTAGCCGGCAGCGCCGTATGCGGCGGCGCCCAGGCCCTTGCCCACCGTGTCGCCACCCTTCTGCCAGCCGTAGAGCGCGCCCAGGGCGCCAGCACCGTAGCTGGCACCGGCGATCATCCCGCCACTGATGCCGCTGGCCGGGATCGCCTTGTAGAGCATGCCGCCGATCTGTACCAGGTCGCCGATGCCCGTACCGCCGCCGGCTGCAGCGCCAGCCATGCCGGCACCGGTCGCACCCATCGCACCGGCAATGGCCTGCGTCCAGCCACCGCCGGCCGCAGCGCCGCGCAGCGCGCCGCTGAGCATCGCCTGCAGCGCGTTCTGGATCGGCCGCACCATCGACTGTTCCAGGAACGTCCGCAGGGCATCGCGCCAGCCGCGCCGGAAAATGTCGCGCAGCTCATCGAAGAAGCTGCGCGACTTGTCTAGCCCGCCGGACAGACTGTCGGCGAGCAGGTCGGCGAAGTCGGCGACGCCGCGCGTGCCCACGTCCGCCCATTCCCTGGCAACCTCGGCCTGGCGCTCGACGGCGATGGACAGGTCCGCGTAGGCGCGGGCCTGCTCGATCAGCCCCTGCGTGGTCTTGGCGTCGATAGCCGCGCCGGCCTTGTTGGCCTCGGCCACCGCCCGGCGCATCTCTTCCTCGGCACGCAGCTGCCGCTCCAGGCGCTCACGGGCCTGGACGGACATGCTCAGCATGCTGATCTCGCGGCCCATGGCGTCGATCAGCGCCTGCGGCCCGCGCTGGGCCGCCTGCAGTTCCTTCGTGGTCTCGGCCAGCTCGCGCGCCGAATCCTTCACAAGGTCGTTGTACGCCTCCCGAGTGACGTTGTGCTTTTCCAGCAGCCGGTCCAGTTCCTCAACGCGCAGCTTGTGCTTCGCCTCGGCCACCGCCAGCGGCCCCTGCAGCTGTGCGGCAGCTAGGGCGGCCTCGGCGGTGTAGCGCCGCTGGGATTCGGTCTGCTGCTCCTGGGCGCGGCGGGCTTCGTCGGTCCTGCGCTTCGCGTCGGCTTGCGCCTGCGTTGCGGCCTGCGTTGCCTTCGTGAACCGCTCGCTCTGTTCGGTCGCGGCAATCGCCGTCTCATTGAGCGCACGCAGCGCCTGAGCCTCAGCGCTCGTTGGGTCGATGCCCTTGTCCGCCAGCGTCTTCAGGAAGCCGGCACGCATGGCGGCAGCCTTACCCTGCATCTGCTCGATCATCTTCAGCTGCAGCTGGTTGATCTGCTGATTCAGGCCCTTCTCGATCTCCTCCGTCGCGGCCTTGACCTGAGCGCCGGCCGCTGCGGCTGAGGAGCCCAAGTCCTCAAAGGAAGCTCCTGCAAGCCTGTTGGACGCCTCGACGCCAAGGACCTCCGTGGCCCACTTCGTCAGGTGTGGCAGGTTCTGCTGCAGGGTCTGGCCCTCGCTCGACTGGCTGAGCAGCAGTTGGTCCAAGGACCTCCGCTGCTGCTCTGTGGCGTTGGTTACGCCAGCCTTCTCCAGCACGAGATTGCGGTTTACCTCAATCGCCTGGCTTTGTGCCTCCGACAGTTGATCCACCTTGGTGCGCGCCACCTCAAGCTTGGTGGCGGCTGCGTCCAGGCTTTCCTGCATGCCGGCAGGCAGCGCGCCGCCCTTGGAGAGCCAGTAGTCGCGGCTCTGATTGAGGTCCGCATACTCCTGCGTCAGGTTCGACACCAACTGGCGGGCGTCCTCAAGCTGCTTGTTCGCGGAAGCAAGACCCGCAAAGCCCTTGTTCGCCGTCTCCTGGTTGAGTTCCTGGAACGTCTCGATAGCGGACTGGAAGCCAGAAGACACCGACTCGGCAAGCCGCTCGGCTTCATCCCGGCTGTTCTTCGCCCACATCACGAACAGCGTCAGCGCGGTGACCGCCAAGCCCACCGGCCCGCCGAACGCTGCCATGGCAATGCCGGCAGCCCGGGCGGCCGCGGCCTTGGCCATCAGCGCCACGGAAGATGCCTGGGTCGCTGCGGTGGTACGGGCCTGCGCCGCCTGCAGGGCGGACTCCGCCGCCGCGAGGCCGCCCGCGCTCGCTATGCCGGTGCGCGCCAGCTGCACGCGGGCAGCAGCATGCACCTCAGCAGCGCGGGCGGCCTCCAGTTCGACCATGGCCTCCTGGCGGGCCAGCGCAATCTTACGAACGCGCCCTGCCATGTCCTGGGCCAGCGCGACGGCCATCTTGCTGCCGTAGGCGACCGCCACGGCCGTGATCGCCTGCTCGATCAGCCCCATGTTGTCGGCGATGAACGCAATGCCGTTGGCAAGGGCGCTGCTGGCGCCCAGGTCCTGCGACAGCTCGCCCACCGTCTGGGTGACGGCGTTGCGCAGCTGCACCATGGCGCGCTCGACCGTCAGCGGCAGCTGGTTGAACTCGGCCTCGATCACGCCGGCCTGGCTCTCCAGCGCGGCGACCATCGCCTCAACGCTCACCTTGCCGTCGTTTACCTGCTTGCGCAGTTCGCCCATGCCGATTCCCATCCCGTCGGCCAGGGCCTTCGCCAGGCGCGGGGCGTTCTCGACTACCGAGTTGAATTCCTCGGCGCGCAGCGTCCCGCCGGCCAGGGCCTGCGAAAACTGCGTGATGGTGTTGGACGCGGCGACGGCGCTGGCGCCGGAAACCGCGAAGGTCTGGTTGATCGCCTGCGTCAGCGCAAGCTGCCGCTGCTGGCTGATGCCGTACTCGGCGGTGGATTGCGCCAGGCGAGCGTACAGGGTCGCGGTGCTGTCCAGCTCGGTCGACGTGCGCTGGGAGATCGCATAGACCTCGGCCTGGGCAACCGCATGCTCACGCTGGCTAGCGGTTGCCAGCTTCAGCCGGCTGGTGATGTTGGCATAGCCGTCGGCCATCGCCGACAGCCCCGACGCCACCTGCACGACGCCGTAGCTGGCAATGGCGACCTTGGCGGAGTTGAGGGCGCCGGCCATCGCGTTCGCGCGCTCGGCGGTGGCCCCTGCAGCTGTGCCCAGACGGCTGACGTCGGCGGCTCCACGCGCTGCCTGGCTCCCAGCGCCTTGGGCGGAGGCGCCCATGCGCTTGATCGCCGCCTCGGACCCGTTCACGACCGGCAACAGCGCGCTGTTGTCGGCCTTGAGTCTGAGAGTGACGACGGGGTCGGTCATGGGTTACTCCGCCGCGCCTCGCGCGTGGCTGCAATCAGGATGTCCAGCGCCCAGAGCAGGTCCGGGTAGTCGTTGCGCGGCACCCGCAGGAGCAGCGCCGCTGAGCGAATTTCAGTGGCTGCGATGCCGTCATAGACAGGGGCACGCAGGCCGGGTATCCAGCTGGGCCGGCAGCGTCGGAACACCTCGACCGCCGGCCAGTTGTCGGCGAGGACGCCGATGGTGTGTTCTTCATCCGGCTCGGAGCCGGTGTCGCCGCGCAGGAAATCCAGCGTGCTGACGCTGGGGTCGATTGCTCCCTCCTGCTCTCGACCATCAGCGCCAGCACGTGGACCCTTCCCAACTACTAGCGCCCGCGCGACGTCTTGGAGTTTTTTGCGCGGGCGTCGCCGTACTGCTCCAGGTAGTCCTGGATGATGGCGTTCTGCAGGTAGGCACTCCACTGGCCGGAATAGACCTCGGCCAGCGCCGCATCGCCGGAGATCGGCGTACCTGCCTCGTCGCCGAGTCCATCGAGGGAGACCAGGATGCGGCGCAAGAACTCCGCGTCGCCTTGGTCGGCGTCGAGCAGCGCCCGCAGCTCGTCCTTGGGCAGGAGGGTCACCTTGACGGTGATGTCACCCTCATTGAAGACGTTGGGCCTCTCGGTGGGGAGGCGCAGCTTGATCGCGCGCGAAACGACGTTGGTCTTGGTGAGCAGAAGCATCATTGAATCCTCTTGGGAAGGTGTTTAAACGGCCCTTGGCGGGCACACCGTCACTTTGCTCGCGCACGCGCGAACCGTGGCACTGACGCGCGTCAGTAAAGAGAAAGCCCCGCACGATGGCGGGGCTTTCGACTTGACCAGGTTGTCGGCCGTTACGGCGAGCTGTCGCCGAACTCGATGTAGAACTCGTCGCCGCCGGCATCGCTGGCAACGCACGGGCCGGACAGCTCCCAACCGTAGTCGCCGTCGATGTCGACCTCGTTCACGCCCTCGATCTGCCCGCGAATGCCCAGCTCGCTGTAGAGGCCGTTGCTCTCGGTCACGCGCAGCGCGATCTCGATGACCTTCGCTGCGTCACGCGCAGCCCAAGGGTTGAAGTCGGCCAGGGCGGTCTTGGCGATCCGAACGGTCCAGGTCGGCGCGCGGTCGGTGATGCCGGTTTCCTTGTGGGTCGTGTACTCCTTCGACGCGATGGTGTTGCCGACGTCGACGGACAGCGACTTGCCCCAGACGGTGAGCAGCGCACCGCCATCCACCGCGATCTTCGTGGTGCTGTTGTCGTGGCGCAGCACGACCGGGACGCGGTCCGGCATCACGATGGTGGGCAGGGCGTCCTCGGTGACGTCCTCGTAGTCGCCCTGGATGCGGACCTTCCCCTTGAAGCGGTCGCCGACCGTCATCGCCAGGCCGGTGATGTTGTTGCGGCAGCCGGTGACGTTTTTAACGGTGCCGGCGTGGAACCACGTCGCGTCCGCGATGGCGATGCCGGAGCTGACCGGGTTGTAGCGGGTCGTCTTGGCGACCGCGTCCTTCACGACCGTCATGCCGGCCGGCAGCAGCAGCCGGGCGCAGTCCGCGTCGCTGTCGTTGGCGCCGCCGGGGGCGGTCGGTGGATACAGCTCGAAATCGCCTTCGATGAAGGCGCGCTTGCCGCCGACGACGAACGGTTTTCCGGTGAAGTGCGGGCGGTCGACGTCACGCTCGATCTTGTCGGTCTCGGTGCCGCTGGTGCCGTTGAGCAGCAACACGCCGTCGGTGTTAGCGGCCGGCACGACCGCGACGCCCGCGACGGCGCGAAGGGCCAGAATCAGGCCGCGCTTCTTGAATTGTTCCAGCTGGGGCTGTGCCATTGCTTATTCCTCGGTGGTAGCAGGGGGAACCTTGTCGCTGCGGACCCGCTGAGCGGGCGGCGACTTTGTTTTGGTGGGGACGATCACGCCGACTGGCGTCTCATGCAGCAACGCGCGTCGGAGTTCGGCGACCTGTTCTTCCGACAGGCTCCCTTTTGCAACGACGGCATGGCCTGAGTCAGCCTCGTTTACCAGCTGGCCGTCGATCACGCGCCAGGCGCCGTGGGTAGTCGGGGTGGGTTTGCTCATGGCATCACCTGTTGGGACATACGGTAGTTGGTGCCGAACACCTGCTGGCTCACCAGCCAGCCAGCGGCATAGGGCTCATCGCGCCCGGCCTGGAAGTGGAGCGAGTCGAAGACATCGTTGGGGGCCCAGCCGAACAGCGCGGCCCGCACCTGTGGGATGACCAGCGAATCCAGCTCGTGGCGCGCGCCGGAGCCAGTTGCTTGCTGCGCGTAGTTCTTGACGAACAGCACCACCCGCAGCGTCACGTCGCAGTTCTGCTGCGCGACAGGGCCGGTGTACTTCACCGCACGCCCCAGCTCCGCACTGGTCACGTAGGCGGCGGGGCTCACGCGCGGCTGCTGGTTCAGGGCCGTTACCAGGTCGGCCGCATCGCCCACGAGCTTCAGCACAGGAGCCCGAGCGCTAAGCCGCTCCAGGGCTTTCGCAACCGGGAACGGACCGAGCATGGTCATACGCGCTGGCCCCAATCCTTGCGGCCGGGCGAGATCACGAATTCGCCCAGCGCACTGGCGCCCGTGGTCGGGTCTTCCAGACCCAACGAGAACTTGCCGGCAGCGACCAGCTCCAGGAACCGGATCGCGTCGCGGTAGTCGCGGGCGACAGGGTCGGTGCGGTCGTCCGTGGCGCGGTCCTTGTGCAGCTTGTAGCGGGTGATCGCCCGCGCCCAGGTGACCAGGATGCCGGGCGTCCTGTCCAGCGGCAGCGCGTACCGCCGGGCGAGATAGCCGTCGATCACCCCACCAGCCTCTTCCACGGCTTGAGTGATACGGACCAGCGCCTTGTCGGCTTCGGCGATCTCCTCCGCCGACCAGGCGCTACGGTCCCCACTGCGCAGGGTCAGCTCCATCAGCGAGGCGTCAACGATGGCCCGGGCATGCTCGTCCGTGGCCACCTGGGACAGTTCCAGGGCGCCTGGCATCTCCGCCAGCTGCAGGAGCGTGACGTATCCCACGGCTTACTTGCCCGCCTTCTTGCTGCTGCCCTTGGCCGCCGCCTTGTCGGCTGCGGCCTTCTCGGCAGCAGCCTTCTCGGCGGCAGCCTGCTCAGCGGCAGCCTGCTCAGCGGCAGCCTGCTCAGCGGCGGCCTGCTCGGCGGCGGCCTGTTCAGCGGCAGCCTGCTCAGCGGCGGCCTGCTCAGCGGCAGCCTGCTCAGCGGCGGCCTGCTCGGCGGCGGCCTGTTCAGCGGCAGCCTGCTCAGCGGCGGCCTGCTCAGCGGCGGCCTTCTCGGCAGCAGCCTTCTCGGCGGCAGCCTGCTCAGCGGCAGCCTGCTCAGCGGCGGCCTGCTCGGCGGCGGCCTGTTCAGCGGCAGCCTGCTCAGCGGCGGCCTGGTCAGCGGCGGCCTGCTCAGCGGCAGCCTGCTCAGCGGCGGCCTGCTCGGCGGCGGCCTGCTCAGCGGCGGCCTGCTCAGCGGCGGCCTGCTCGGCAGCGGCCTGCTCGGCTGCCTCACGGGCTGCCCGCTCGCCGTCGGATTCGGGCACGTCAATGACGCGCAGCAGTGGATCGCGCTTGATCGCGTCCAGGTCTTCCTTGCTCAGGCTGGCGACGTTCAGTGTCTCGCCCGCGCGGGTGAACTTACGGCCAGCACGCCAGCGCCCCAGCTCGGACACGGACCTGACGATGATCTTGTTGGTGGACATGGAGCCTCCAGGGAAAGGGCGCCGTCTCTCCGGCTGTCGCACCACTTCGCAGGTGTCGCGTTCCGTGATTACCGCCAGTCGAAGCGGGCAGCTTTGCTCTGGCAGCCTGCATCTGCCCTGGTTCTCGCCGCGTTTGAAGTCGCTGCAGCACCAGAAACCGCCCCACTCCGAAAGCAACGCACGCGACGCTTTCGGAGTGGTGCCGGTCTCTCCCGGCTGTCACGTCTAGGTTTCAGGCTTGCTAGGTGGACCGACGTTCCACACCTCTCTACCGCGTAGCCTCTGCGGGCGGTCCCCTTCCCGGATCGGGAGCCGCAATGAACGCGGGGTCGAAACCCCGGCCGGGTTCACAGACGGATCAGATCAGCCAGGCCGAATCCAGCACGTCGACCAGGCCCTTCATCACGTTGTCGGTGCCGGCGATCTGCGCGGCCGTCAGGATCTCGGCAGCCTTGAACTTCAGATTCGGGCGCACCACCAGCAGGTCCGGCACCAGGCCGAGCGGGCGGCCATGATCGCCAGTGCGCTCGGTGAAGCTGGTGTAGGCCGCCTGCAGGTTCTCGGCGGTCAGTTCCTTGTTGCTGGCGTAGGCCATCTGCCAGAAGCCGAAGCCGACGTTGCGGCGGCAGTCCACGCCGTACCGGAATTCCTTACGGCTGAACACGGCCTCGTCGGTCTCGGTGTCCATCGACACGAACTGCGGCTTCTTGCGGTTCTGGAAGATCAACGGCTTCAACGCACGCTTGGTACTCAGCAGGTACCAGTACGATCCAGCGCCACCAGCGTCCAGGTTGCTCTGCGTGACTTCCTGGCCGGCCTTGTTGATGACCGGATGATCGGTGTCGAAGAAGTTCTGACCGTCATAGCAGGCCGTCGAAATGCCGTTCTTCAACAGGCTGAAGATCAGCTCGTCCGGCTGGGCCGCTACGGATTCGCCCATGTTCTGCATCATGGGCATATAGATACCGACGTTGTCGTCATCGATATCGTCGCGGTCAACGCCCACGGTCAACTCGTAGGGCTTGTTCTTGATCGTGTAGCCGTGAGTGGCGATGCCGTGGATAACGCGATCACTGATCCACTCGCGCATGCCCGGGATCTTGCCCAGCCAGCCGTACTCGTTTGACTTCGTGGTCGAGGGAACCACCGTGGCGATGCGCTCGTACTGAGTCGCCGCCTGGCCCAAACCCTGATTGAAAGCGGCATTGAACGCGACGCCCAGCGTGGCGAGGTTTGCGCGGGTAACTTGCATTGGAATGTGTCCTGTCGGTAGTCGTTTGGAGTGGGATCAGCCGATCAGGACCCAGACGCCACCGGCGTCCACGTCGATGATCTTGCCGGCGGCCTTGCGGGCACCGGCGCCGCCATCGGTCTTGGCGACGGTCTGGTCGTCGGCGATGTAGGCCGTGCTGCCGATGCTGGGGCGGGTGATCGCATCAGCGCCGCCGCTGTTGTCGAACTGGAATGCCTGGCCGCGCCAGGTGTCCACGACGCTGCTGCCGTCGGCGGCGCCGGTGACGGTGTCCTGGGCCACGCCAACGGCGGGGCCGGAGCCAGCAGTGCCAGAGGGCACCGCATTGCCAGTGGCGGTGAGCAGCGACACCAGGGTGCCGGCATAGATCGTGATACCCGGATTGACCGGGTGGCCCACGCGGGTGGCCTCACGCCGCTTGGTGTTGCGGCCCTGCGTCGAAGCAGTCATCTGGATTTCCTTCTGTGTGGAGTGAGCGTCGGCCTACGATCAGGCCGTGGCCGGCTTCGCGGCGGCGTAGTCCTTGGGATCGATGCCGGTCATCGAGCAGACCGCCAGCTCGGCTTCGGAGAGGCCATTGGCGTCCTTCACACCTGCCGGCTGCTGGCCGCCGGTCTGCGTGCCCGACAGCGCGGCGATGGGCGCCGCCTTGTCCAGGTAAGCGGACAGCGCGGCGAGGTCCTTCTGGCCCAGGCTGATGGCCCAGTCCTTCATCGCCGGCAGAATGCGACCGTCAGCCAGGCCGGTCTCGACCAGGTCGTTGACCTTGCGATTGGTGTTCTCGGCCGACAGCGCCGCCAGCTGGCCGCGCATTTCATCGACCGCAGCCACCGGCACGTACTTGGCCGGGTCCGGGGTGGCCTGCTTCAGGGCGGTACAGGCGGCGACCGCGCCCTCGGCGCCGACGCCCAGGGTCTGGGTCAGCTTGTCCAGGGTGTCCAGCTTCGGCTTGAGCGCGCTGCAGGCGGCGATGGCCTGCTCCTCGGTGGTGGTAGCGGCCAGGCCCAGGGCGGCCACGATGGCGGCGAGCAACGGATTCATGGAGTTGTCCTCGGTGGAATCGGAGTGGAAGGCGAACGTGGCTGCCGCCCGCAGCGCGAGCGGGGCCATGTCATCGATTGCGGGGTTGTTGGTCAGCGCCGCCATCTCGATGGCCAGCACCTGGCCGGTGGCCGGGTCGTAGTAGAGGACCGGGGACACGTAGAGGTACTCACGGGCGCGCACCAGGTCGGCGGCGCGGGCCGTCAGTTCGACGGTTGCCCACAGCCCGGAATCACGCCAGTGCAGTGCGCGCATCCAACCGGCGGCCGGTGCCGGCTGGCCGTTAGTCTCCGAGCGCAGGGTCTGGTGCTCGTAGTCCACCACCGGGGGCGTGCGGCGGGCGCTGAACAGGCCGATGACGGCCTGCGCGCTCTGGGCGTCGATGAACCAGGAGGGGACCTTCAGCTCGCGCCCGTCACGCGGCAGGAAATTGCCGGCGGGGGTGAGCTGCATGTCCACCATGTTGTCGGCGCCCGGCGCCGCCAGCTCGAAGGAGCAGGCGGCAATGGCGATCATGGGGGGCAGGCGCTTATGCATGCCGCCCAGTTTTGGACGGGGGTCGCGCGAGTTGGGACTGACGCACGTCAGTAAAGATCAGCCCCGAATTTCCCTCGCCGAGGGCTCCGGGCTGCCCCCGCTCCGACGACCGGGGGCTAGATGGCGTTTGAAAGGCGTTTAAATCGCCCCACGGGCGCCAGCGCCCCCTTGGCTGGGATGGTGGCCGCGCTCAGGGGGCCTCTACGGGCCTGTGGCGCGATTCTGGCGGCCGCCGATTTCAGCCACCACCGCCCAGCTCCAGCCAGGCAATGACGAGGCGTTCGGTCGCTGCCTCGTCGTCTGCGCTAAAGCCCATGAACGGACGGGCCGGCAGACCAGGATGATGCACCACGCCGCGCGGGCCGGGGCCGCCTGGCCAGGCCAGCGCTTTCTTCTCGGTCGGCCGGATCTCGTAGGGGTCCGTGCCTTCCTGGTGCCAGCGGGCCTGCTTGGCGTCGGCGCGGATCTCGACCCAGTCCGGGCCGGACTGCGGGTGGATGCCGTCGCGCATGCGGTGGGTGTCATTGAGCGGCGTCCGGCCGCTGCCGTCGGCCAACGCTTCCCAGGCGATGCCATCGGGGCCGATGCCCGTATCGAACCGCACCTGGCTGGATTCAGTCAGGTCTTCCCCGAGCTGGGCCATCAGCCCGGTGAGGTCCGAGCCCCGCGCGACCAGCCGGCCGAACAGCCGGTCTGCCTGGGTGGTGTCGACTGTGAGAATCAAGGGCTCGTTCGCCATGCTAAGCTCCGTCCTGCATCTGATGGGCGCGGTCGTGGCCTATGTCCATCAGGTCCGCCCTCGGCGCCACGACGCCCTGCGGTCCCATCACTCCCTGCCGAACAGCAGGCGACCCGAACGCTGTCGCTCCAGGTAGTTCCGCCGCGTCGGGATCAACGTCCAGCTCTGCAGCTGGCCGCGCACCGCTTCCACCACCACCGTCATGCCGGGCTTGTCCGGCATGTCGAAGGCGCGCACGTAGCGCGTGCGCAGGACCACGCGGCCAGTGCCGGCATGCCGCTCAAACGACTGCCAGACCTCAAACGGTGCAGCCAGGACCTCCGGCAACAGCGGGATGACCGTGGAGCGGGCCGGGTCGATGTGGCTGGCCAGCGTCTCGACGTTGGCGACCACCTCGTAGGAGAACTGCCCGCTCACAGGTAGGCGAAACACCCTTTCATCGCCGCCCAGGGCCTCACGCAGCAGCTGCCGGAGCTGGTCCGGCTCCGGTCGCCGGACGTCAGACAGCGGCACCGGCAACGGATCGAGAGGCACCGCTGCAGGACGCCCGAAGTCTGCAGGGCCGCCAGGACTCAGCGGCTCCCAGGCGCCAGCCTTCTGGTCGCGCCAGTACTGCATGTCGGTTTCGGCCAGCTGCTTGCCGGTGCTGGCGTGGCCGACGTTGTAGGCCCATTCCGGCGGCGGATCTCCGTCGACGGGCGGCGGCGCCTGGTCCGGCGTCAGCCCCTCAGCCCGCAGCTTGGCGGCGGACATGCCGATCACGCTGCAGCGGCAGCCCCAGCCATTGGGCGGGTAGTGGGCGTCCCACCACGGGTCGCTGGTCGCCAGCACCAGGCCGTTCCATGCCTGATGCGCCTCGCGGGGATTGCGCACCGTGTTGTGCTTGTACTTCAGGTAGGGGAAGTGCTTGAGCGTGTCCCAGCGCCCCGCCATGTACGACGTGCGCAGGTTGGTGTGGTAGATGACCGACGTGCGCCAGGCTTCGCCGCCTGGCGTGCCCTCGCCGGTCCAGCCCGTCCAGCCATTGCGCTGGACGATGTCCCGGAACCGCGCGCGAAAGTCCTCCAGCGTCTCGCCCTTGCTGATGGCCGCGTCCACAGCCTCGCGCAGGTCCGCCAGCAGCGCGTCGCGAGTGGCGCCGGCCACAACGAAAGCGCGGGCGTGTTGCCCCTGCCACAGGTCGTCCCAGCGGCGGGTGGGCATCTTGACCTTGTCGCGGAAGTAGCGCTCGGCCTCCGGCAGGCTGCCGAAGTTTCCCCGGATCTCAGCCACGGCTGTCTTCCAGGGCATCGAACATGCCGGCCGCGCCTGCGATAGCCAGGGCGTGCTGCATCACCCCGGCGAAGCGGGCGGCATCCAGCTCGGGCAGCACCTGCAGCAGCCCGTCCCGGATCTCCTCCAGCGACGCCGCGCCGTCGACCAGCTGGCGAATCTGCTCCACCCAGCCACCCACGACCGGGTCGGCCGCGCCCGCGAGCAGGCGCACGAGCTGGTCTTCGCGGTCCGGGACCGCAGCCGGCACCGCTGCTGCAGCTGCGCTGGCCGCCGGCAGCCGCGCGGTGGCCGCAGCCATCGCGGCAGGCGCGGCCGGTTCGGCCGCCACAACCAGGACGTCCGGGTCGTTGGCGTCCGCTTCCGGAATGCCCAGCTCGGTATGCGTCCAGCTGCGTGGAATCCGCATGCCCAGCTTGACCAGCGGCGGCAGTGCTGTCGCGTAGGTACCGATGTCCTTGATCTCGGCCAGGTCGAACACCAGGCGCGGGCAGCGGCGGTAGTCGCCGTTCGGCGCCAGGCCGTTGAGCACGGCCAGCGGGTAGACCAGGTCCCGCGAGAGCGTGCTGGCCACCTGCTTGGCGTCGGCGTCCTTCAGCTCCTTGCGGACCTCGTTATGAACGTTGCCCAGGGCGTTGGTGCTGCTCTTGCCGTCGGCCTGGCTGGTCAGCGTGCCGCCCAGGATCGCCTTGGACTGGCTGCGCTCGCACCACTCCATCATCAGCGCGAAGGCACCAGGATCGCCCTCGGCGACGGCCGGGAAATCCATCTGCATGCCGACGGGGATGATGCCGGCCGCGTTGTGCCCGATCTGCATCAGCGCACGCAGCAGCGTCAGCTTCTCTTTGTCCGAGGCGCCCGGCGGGTACTTGCCGATCCGCATCGGGATGCCATAGATCTCCAGGAACTCGGCCAGGTCGCCGACGCTGTAGTTCTTGAACAGGTAGGGCCACACCAGCACGCGGAACAGCGCCGCGCGCTCCATGTAGCCGCTCTTGGCCTTGTGAGTATGGGTGACCCAGCCGAACGGCCGCAGGGCGTCGCCCTCACCGGTACCGGTGCGCAGGCGAATCTCCTGCCGGTAGCCACGATGGAACTGGAACCAGGACTGCGGGCGGTGCTCGATGGACGCCGGCAGCCATTCCTGGCCGTCGCGGCGCCAGTCGATCTCCTGGCAGGCGAAGCCCTTACCGATGGCGTCGGTGGTGTCGAACAGGATGCTGTCGAAGTCCTCCACGGCCTCCAGTAGCTCCTGCAGCTGCTCGGCGGCGTTCTTCTCGGCCGCGCTGGGGTTCCTGGGCGGTGCGATCTTCCAGGACAGGCCCGAGACGGCGCGGCGGCGCTTGCTCATCTCCGAGAAGATGTGCGCGTCGCGCTCTTCCATGTCCTCGTACAGCTCGTACTGGCGGACCACGTCGCCCTGTTCGGCCGCCTGCAGGATGCTCGCCAGGCGCGTGGGCGTCAGCCCGCGCGACGGGTGGCCCTGGAACTCGCGCTGCAGGGACGTCAGCTGCGCGGTCTGAGGCTCGGCCAGCTCCTTCACGGCGAAGGGCTGCCCCGTGCTGGGGTCGATGATGCGGGAGGGGGTCACCATGCTTCAGGTTCCGGAATTGGTAGGTCGTCGTCCACGTCGGCGACGTTGTCGTAGCCGCGGCTGGTGGTCGGCATGGCCGTCCACTCGATCTCCGAGCCGGGGTTGCGGCTGGCGTAGTGCATCAGCGCGATGGCGATGCCGGCGTCGCCGTGGCGCTGGCCGCCGTCCTTGCCGGTCGTGCGATCGGGCACGCGCGCCACGCCCTTGATTACCTTGATCGCGCGCAGGTCGGCTAGCACGTCCTTGTCGCGCGGGACGGCGATGGTGTCGTCTTCAAACGCCGTCTTCAGCGGCGGCATGTTCTCCCGGTACCAGCCTTCGGTGGCCATGACCAGGGCAACGCGGTCGAAGCCGAACTCCTGCGCGAGGAACTCGGCCACGGCACTGCCGTTGCCGCGCGCGTCCACGGCCGCTTTCACGAAGCGCGGCAGACCATGGATGACGTACTTGCCGATCTGCTCCTGCTGGCGGTGCGGCATGTTCCGCAGCTCCAGGATGAACGGGATGCGGCGGGTCAGGTTCTGCTCGATCTGCGCCGGGACCATGACGGTCAGGTCGCCCGTGCGGCCGAAGTCCTGGCCGAACACGCTCTGCAGGTCCGGGTTCAGCGCCTTCAGCAGCGGCGCCACCTCCTGCTCCAGCCATTCCTGGATTGCCGACTCGCGGTAGGCGTCCGGCAGTTCCTCAAACCCCTTCGGGCAGGTGTAGCGCAGCACCGGGGCGCCGTACATGCGCGCCTCGACCAGGGCAGTGGTTAGCCAGGCCCCCGACCCCTGTGACGGGATCACGTCCAGCTCTTCGTCGGCCGCCGCCCCGTAGAACGCATAGACGTCCGCGACCCACTTGGCCGCGCTCGCCTCGTCCCAGGTGACGCCCTTGCGCATGCACACGCGCCCGAACAGGCCCTGCTCGATGGCGTCCTTGAACGTGATCCGGTGGACGCTGCCCTTGCGCTTCTTCGAGCGGATCTCGTTCACCAGCTCGTTGAAGGGGTTCTGATCGCCGTCATGGGTGCTGATCACACGGACCTTGCCGCCCCAGATCAGCAGCGCCAGCGCCGCCTTCAGCAGCTCGTCCAGGGCGCCGTGGAAGGCGGCCTCATCGATGACCACCACACCCTGCTTGCCGCGCAGGTTGGCCGGACGCGAGGACAAGGCGACGATGCGGAAGCCGCTGGCGAACCGGATCGTATAGGTCTTGATCGACTTCTCGTCGTCGCCATCCTTGAAGACCTCTTCGCCTTCCTCGACCTCGGACGCCGCTTCGTTGAACACGCGCGCCCACATGGCACAGGCTTCGATGTACTCGATAGCCATGTCCATGTTGTAGCCGATGTAGTACACGTTCATCCCGCCGGCCTGGCGGGACTTCGACGCGATCAGCACGTTGTCCGAGGCTTCCGCCCAGGTCAGGCCGATTCGGCGGCTCTTCTCGGCCACCTTCAAATCGCTGTCGTCAGCGACCCAGTCCCGCTGGTACTTCAACAGCACGGCGTCGATGGCCGCGTTGACGTCGCGTGCCAGCGATGCCGGCAGCTCCTGCTCCAGCAGGTCGTCCGGCGCCTTGGTCACCGCCTCGGCCAGCGGCTTGCGCGGCGGCAGCCCCGGAGCGACCTTCTTGGGCTTGGAATGGGCAGGCGCGAGAACCATCAGCCGATGCCCAGGATCTTCTTGCGCAGGTCGGCGGCGCTGGCCTCGGACAGGCCACCGCTCCTGACCACCTTGTCCAGCTTCGCCGACTGCTCACGCAGCAATGCCTGCCGGGCTTCCTCGGCGATAGCTTTGCGAACGTTGACGTCGATGCGCTTGGTATCGATCGCGTCCTTCGCCGCCCTGGCAAGCTTGCGGGCGGTATCGACGTCCACGTCACCGCTGTTCTGCGCCTTCAGCGCAAGGTCCGTGGTCAGCGTGACCACCGCATTGCTGAGCAGGGTGCTGGCCTTCTCGCCCAGGCTGTCACCGAACTCACCCACCAGGGCGTTCGCGGCCTGATCGATCTCGCGCATGCGAGCGGTCAGCTCCGCCAGACCTTGGCCATACCGACCGAGCGCCGAACGCGACACCTCGCCCGCAGGCTCTCCGGCGTAGCGGGCCTGCAGGTCGGCAATGATCTCGTCTAGCGTCATCCGGCCCTCGCGGAGCAGCTTCTCGATGTAAGCCTTCTGCTCGGCGGGCAGCCGGATGATGCTGGATTTCGCGCGACGACCCATGGCTCAGCGGGCGCTCGGGCGGCTCACGCCGGGCACGACAGCCGAGCCGCCGGCCACGTCCTGGCCACGGGCGGTCAGTTCGGCCACCTGCACGCCTGGGATGGCTTCCTGAAGGCGCACCAGCCCCTGCTCCTTCAACCAGGACAGGTCCGTCAGCACGTCGTCGCGCGTCGCCGCCACGCCCAGGTGCTGCAGGCCGGCGTGCAGCACGGAGCTGTTGGCGCGGTAGCCGGCCTGTTCGGACAGCAGGCGCAGCACCACCAGGCGGCGGTCTTCACGCAGGCGATCAGCAAAGGATTTCATCGATCTCTCTCCATCAGGTGCTCCTGCACCGTTTGCATCATTCGGTTACTGGCCGCGACCTGGCCCTCGATCCCGCCCAGGCGCTCGTACAGCCGTCTCAGTTCGTCGTGGGTAAGCGCGGACTCACCACGCACCTCCAGCCGTGTGACCCGTGCGGTCAGCCCGATGTGGCGCCACCACAGCAGCACCAGCCCGGCCAGGCAGCCACCCACCAGCACCAGCAGGGCGACCATCACCATGGGCTGGAGATCGTTCATGGCCTGGTTCATCAGCGCTCCACCGCCGTAGCGCAGCCGATGCAGCGGCGGGTGTGCGGCACTGCCAGCTGCCGTTCCCGGGGAATCTCTTCCCCGCATTCGATGCAGTTCATCAACACCTCGCTCTGCTCGACAGCCTGGCGGCGATTGGCCTGGTACTCCCTTCCGCTACGTCGCGCAGCCTCAAACACGTCCCAGCTGCGGCCTTCGTTCTCTGCGGCCCTATCCGCGTCGTCTTGCACTCGGGTGTTCCTTGCCATTGATCATGTCGTCCAGGTCCAGCCACACGCCCTCATATGCCCGTGCCTGACCTCGTAGCTCAGCCGCCTTGTCGCCGCGGCACTTCAGGGCCTCGGCCTTACAGCGCTTTGCCAGTCCGTGGTACTCATCGCGCAGGCGCAGCAGGTCGGACACCGTTGCACCGACCCCCTTCTTGCTTCTCACCGCCGCGCCCCTGCAGCTGCTCCAGCGCCTGGCAGTACCAGCTCCACGCCGTGCGCTCCCACTCGGTTGCTGCCTGGATCAGCCGGCTGTGGCTCGCCCTGCAGTCGTGGTACAGCGCCGCGACCTGGTCGTGATTCCCGATCAGCGCCGCCCACAGATCGGACATCGCCGCCGGCAGCGGCGGGCACTCCTGTTTCAAGCTGGCCTCCGGTCCCGGTGGCGGTGCCGGCGGGGGCGGCCCCTTCGTTCGCGCGGTTCCAGTGCTGCAGGACGTCAGCGCCAGCGCGACCAGCACGCAGGTCAGGACGTGCCGCAAGCAGCTTTTCCAGGTCGGCACGCTGTGCCGCGTAGTGCTTTCGGTTCGCTTCACGGTCGTTTTCCAGTTCGGTAGCAATGGCCTCCTGCCGATCAGCGGCGGAGGCATAGTCCAGGGCGGCCTGGGCCGCCACGGAACGCAGCAGCTCTGCCTCTGCATGCAGCTGATCGATATAGTCCTGCTGCTGCGCGCGTTGCTTGATCGCTGCGGCACCCTCGGCCCAGCGATTGCCGGCATAGAGACCGGCGATGCCGGCAACGACCAGTACCGCGAGCAGCCCAAGCCCGAGGATCGGCAGCAGCTGTCCTGCAGCTGCTTTCGGTGCGGCTTCACTCAGCACGTCGCCACCCCCTGCCAGCCGGCGGCGAGATAGGCCGGCTCCAGCGTGAGCAGGATGCGCCGCGGGTATGCGGTGTTTTCCTTGTGCGCCCAGCCGGCGCGGGCGCGATGCGGCTCCACCGCCCGCCAGTCGTCCGGGTTCTTCCCGGCGGCCAACGCAAGGCGCCGCTCCCGCAGCATCCAGCCCTCGCCGCCGTTGTACCCGCGCAAGGCGAACACCCAGCGGCTGCAGGTGTCGACGGCGCCGCTGCCCAACGGCTGCACGCGGTCGAACAGCCAGCGGTCGTACAACGCGGCGGCGAGGATCGCTTGCTGGGCGTTCCAGGGGTCGAAGCCGGCCAGTTCGCGCGGGTAGACCGTGGCGATCCACCGCGCCGTCGACGGCATGAACTGCGCGATGCCCTGCGCGCCCGCACCGGAGCGGGCATCTGCTCGGAACGCGGATTCCTGGTGCAGCTGCGCCGCCAGCCGCGCGGCGCTGCCGTGGACGCCCCACGCGCGCGCCGACGCCTGTTCGACACGGTGCCGGTACAGGGCCGAGGCCGGCGCTACGCGGACGGTGGCCTTGGCCGGCTCGGCAGCGGCCGCCGAGTTGCCGAACATGCCCCACAGCAGTCCGGCTGCGATCAGGATCAGCGCGACGATGGCAAACGTGGCTTCGCGCCAGTCGCCGCCGTTGCGGGTCCAGAACGCTTTCCAGCGGTCCAGGCGGCTCATCCGATCAGCCCTGCAGCGATCATCGCCGCCGCGATCACCACGCCGCGCCGGCTCTGTGCCATCGACTGCTCGATGCCGGACAGATAGCGCGGATCGCTGCCCGGGAAGGCGGCGCGATCCAGCGCATAGCCGATGGCGCCTGCCATCGTGATCTTGCTCGCCGCCCACAAGTAGCTGGTGATGAACAGGCCGTTGATCATCGCCACGATCAGCAACAGGGCCACGCTCGCGGCGACAAACAGCCAGATATGGCCGACACGCGCGGCCCACTCGACCGCCATCGCCTTGATTCGCTCGATCTTCGTTTTCATCCCGCGCTCCTTGAAAGGAGCCGGCGGCGGGAGCCCGCCGCCGGCTGGCGCAGGGATGTCAGTTGCCACCACCGCATTCCCCTGCGGTGCTGACTTTGCGCGGCCTCGCGCGAGGCTTGGGACTGACGCGCGTCAGTAAAGAAGAACCCCGCCGAAGCGGGGTTTCCTTACTCTTCGCAGCTGTCCGCGAATATCGACCAGGACAAGGTCTGCAGCTCGCCTGATCCGGGGGGTGGCTGGATCATTCCCTGCTCACCCTTTGCCCAGAATTTCCGAAATCCCGTGTAGGCGCCAACATGGTTCTTGCCGTTGATTTCGCCGCAGACAACGGCTCCTCCATTTTCCCGCACAACCCGCACTTTCCGGAACATGGCGGACGATGGGTCAATCAACAGCTCGGCCGCTGCCGCTTTGCCCTGGCTGCTGGCCACAAGGTCCCGGCCATACTTCCATCCGAGCAGGCTGACGACGGCCAGCACCGCAAAACCTGACCAGATGACCGCGTCCCGTCGGTTCTCACTCCATTGCATGACTACTCCCCATCCTCAAAAAGCCGCCCCTGCATCTTGTTCACATGCAGCTTCCGCTGCTGGCTACAGATGCGCCAGATCTGCCGCTCGGTAAGGCCATGCTCTACCGCCAGCGCGCCAATGTTACGCCGAGTTGCCCGGCGCCAGATCTCGGCGTCACGCAACGCGATGCGAAGGTCATCGCCGCGCGGCAGGTACCAGTCCCGGCCACCGCCGAACTCGGCGATGGCCAGCACCCCAGAGCGCGCCAGGACGAACGCCTCATCCCGTGGGTACCCCAGCCGCACGAACACGGCTTCCTGCACCTCGATCAGCTGCACCAGCCCATGCGCCCAGCGATGCGCGGGGACGTCGTCCAGGTTTGCGTCCAGCAGGCCCTTCGGGTCGATGGGGCAGTCCGGCAAAAGATCATCTTGATTGCTCACCGGGCCTCCCGTGTTTTGCGTATGCCTTCTCCCGCTCGGCCTGCGCCTCTTCCTCGCTGAGTCCGCCCATGTCCAGCGTGCGCGCGATCCACGCCAGCTGGCGCTCCAGCGGTGTCTCCTGATGCGGGGACGGGGTGATACCGGATGCCTGGCGCAGGTGTTTTCCTACGCGCGCGTCCTCCTCCCGCTGACGCTCCTGTGCGGCGTCCGCCTTGTCGGCCAGGCCGAACACCACCGCCCGCAGGTAGCCATGGGACTCCAGCGGCAGCACAAGGCTGGCGCGCGCCGTCAGCATCTGCTCGATGCCGGCAGCCCACAGCGCCGGCCCGGCCGGACGGCGGATGCCGCTGCGCTCGTCCTTGCACACGCTGCCGGCGGCGACCAGGTCGGCGACCTCCTGGGCCAGCTTCGCCGCACGGGCGAGTCGAAGGGCGGTTTTCGCCGGTTTGAACAGCCCTACATACGCCAGCACAGCCCGCCCCAGCTCACGGGGCATGTCGGCGACGACCAGCGCCAGGCGCTTGCCATCTTCCTCAGCGAACATGGCGGCGATGTGTGCCTGGGCGCCGCACTCGGGACACGTTGCGCGCATCAGAGGGGTTTCCTCAGATCCAGCGCGTCATGCCCCTGCTTCAGCCGGCGCACCTGGGCCTGAAGGCGCTTGCGTGCCTTCTCCAGGTCTTCCAACTGCTGGCGCTTCCGCTTCAGTTCCTCCACGACGTAGCGATGGTCCGACCAGCCATGGCGCATCGCTAGCGCCCCGGCCAGCAGGTAGTTGAACGGGTCCAGCTTGGCACCGCACTCGGTGCATACGACCTCACGGTCATGTTCCACCAGCGTGATCTTCCTGTGCTGGCAAAAGCCGACACGCCGCTCCACATCCACCGGGCACTCCGGGAGGTCGCGTGCCGGAAATGCCTGGATGATCTTTTCGTCACCGCTCATTGCCCAACCTCGATGCTCTCGATCATCGCGCCCACCATGCGCAGGCATTTCCGGTTTCGCTGCCAGTTGGCCGGCAGGTTGGCGGTCATCGCCTGCAACCGTGCATCGTCAATGCCGAGTGCGGCACGGCGTTCCTCCAATGCCTCCAGCAGGGCGCGCTTCTCCTGCTCGACATGCAGGGCCGCGATGATGTCGCGCAGTTGCTCCTCCGTGCGGCACCAGGCCACGCGGTCGATGCCGTGCATGCGCTTGGCGATGCTGTCGGCGTAGGCCCAGGGCAGCTTCATGTCCGCCAGCTGGGCCTCCACCTTGGCGATCATGTCGGGCATGGCGCGCGCCGCATCGAAGTTGTGCGGCTTGCCCGGGTACGCCACGCGGGGCTTCTCGCCCGCCTTCAGGCGCAGCTCGTCCAGCACGGTGGCCAGGGCGTCGGCCGACAGCTTGGTGCTGGTCGTCACGCCGCCCACGCGCATCAGGATTTCCTCGTAGACGTCGCGGTCCAGGCCGAGCTTGCGGCGCAGGGCGTGGATCGCCTTGCGCTGGCCAGCGACCCGCTGCTCCTTCGTGCGGAGTTGGTAGTAGCCCGTCATGGAATCACTTCCAGCTTTCGGTGGCCTTCGGCCAGCCCTTGGTTGAGCTGCGCGCCTCGGCCCGCTCTCCAGCCAGCCCAGTGATCGCTTTCATTGGCGCGGCCCTTCTTAATCTCCTTCCCGGCCGTGGTCTCCAGCTCACCGTGAACGTGCAGGATGGCGGCATCGAGCGCGGCCTCCCGGCCTTCTGGCAGCTCGGCACAGGGAAACAGATGGCCCAGGGCCGAAACAAAGCCTTGGGCAAACACCTCGCCCCGCCGCTCCCTGTTCGCCTTCTTGCGGATGCGCTTGGTGTGAGCGGCCTTGTCCCGCCGCAGTTGGCGCCGCAGCACGGCGAACGCATAGGCGGCGACGGTCGCGTCGGCACCGGCGCCGTAGAACGTGATCACCGTTTCACTGGCCGGTCGAAACCAGAGGCCACGGGGCACCAGCCGGGAGCGCTGCATGATCACCACCTTGCAGCGGTATCCGTCGGCGACCAAGTTGGCCAGCGCGATCAGGGACTGCGGAATCATCCCGCCGCGATAGCCCGTGGGCGCCTCATCTGCCTTGATGTCTGATGCGGCAGCGTCAGCCTCGGTGAGCCCGTACTTGTCCATCAGCGCCCGTGCCTGGCGCAGCGCGGTAGCTGCCTCGGTCGGGTTACTGGAGCCAGCCAGGCGCAGGCATGCCTGGATCTTGCGGATTGCCTGGTCTCGGGTCATCAGTGGCGTCCTCGGCGCGCAGCGGCAGCGGTGACTTCCATCAGCGGCGCTGCCTTCTGCAAGCCAAGCTGGTTGGCCTTCAGTACCGTCATCGTGGCGTCCACGCCCAGGGTCGCCGCGAGCCCGCCAACAGCACGGGCGGACAGGGTGGCGAAGAAGACCACGCGCTCGCTTTCGTTTAGACCTTCGGCCACAGTTTTGACGATGTCTCCCACGATCTCTGAAACTCCGACCGCAGCAGCCTCGGGATTACTCATGTCGACCTTGATTGCCTTCATGACCTATTTCCTCTTCTTCCAGTGCCAGCGCACGCCGCGCTCGTTCTGGCTGACGCACCAGTCCAGCCATTTCGCCAAGGCATCGCCCTTGGCCTGATCGCCCTCGCTCTCCGGCGCTTCGGGCACACCCGGCACCAGCAGGCAGCCCTTGCTCTCCCCGTAGCCGTGGCGCGCGACCACGTCCATCACTCGGCGCAGGTCGTACTCGCGTCCCGATGCGATCTGGATAGCGCCAGGCGGCGTGCGCGGGCCGAACTGGATCAGGCCGCTGGCCAAGCAATACGCCTTCATGCGGTCACCTCCGCCTTGTCCACAAACCGCACCAGGTGCGGCGCGCTGATGTGCCGCTGCATGTGCCAGTCGAAGGCGTCGCCGCGCTGGTCGATGTACTCCACCGCGAACCGCACGTACTCCAGCGCCTTCACCGGATCACCGCTGCCGTCCTGTGCCCTGGTGGTATCCATGAATTTCTGGCCGTCGACCTCCACCCATTCGGCGTAGCTCTCGATGTCCGAACGGACCGTGTTCTCGGCGATCTGCCGCGCCAGCTGATCCAGGGCGGAGCCAGCGGCCATGCCCTCGCGGCTCCGGTCAGCGAGGGCATCCAGCAACTCACGCACGGTTGGGTCTTTGATGTCGCCTGCGTTGACCGATCCGCCGCCGTTCGGGCCGTAGACCTCCCAGCGCTCACCCTCGCGCCAGGGCGAGGTGTGCGGAATCACGCGCCAGCCATGCAACGGGGCGTCGGCGCAGCCCTTGAACTTCTGATCGACCGCCATCTCACACCCCCGCCATATCAAGGGAAATCGGCTGGTACTTGCCCGTGTCGTCGCGCTCGTAGGCGCGGACGTAGGCCTTGCTGCCCACGACCTGGACCGCCTCGCTGATCGCATTCATGGCACGCTGCCAACGCTCGTCCTCGAAAGGCATGCGTCGCAGGCCCAGCACCTGGGCGGTGCGGATGTTGCCGGCCTGGTCGACCCGGAAGGCATCGTTGACGATGGCCCGCACTTCGGCGCGCGCACCCTCTGTCCACTCCGTGAGGCATTCATCGATCAGCGCCTTGGCGGCCTGCAGGCGCTCATCGAACCGGATGGTCTCCTGAATCTGCCGGACCACCTTCAGCTGCCCGTCGAAGGACGTCAAGGTCACGTTGCCCTTCTTGCCGCCGATCCGGGTGCGGTACTGCTCTGCGCTCAGGTCGATGAAGGCGCCGATGTCATCGAACGCCTTGCGCTTGAGCGCGACCAGCCGCTTGTTCTCTTCCTTGATGTTCGCCACCAGCTCCTGCACCAGGGCGTCGCGGGTCAGGTCGATGGGCTTGATCAGGGCCTCGGCGACCAGGCGCCCTTGCGGGTCGCGCCGGTAGCCTTCGGGGATCGTGTCAGGTGCGTTCATTTGGGGTTTCCTTGTGCTGGGGCGTCGCGGGCTTGGTGGGGTCCAGCGGGGCGCCGAAATGCTGTTCAAACTGCCGGCGAAGCGAGCCGACGATCCGCTCGCCGATGTACGGCGGCACGTCGTCCTCGTCGTAGACGTCGTCCACGTAGCGGGTCATCGCGCGATCCCCTGGGCTACCGTGGCGGATTCGGTCTCTTCCCACTCCAGCTGGCAGCCGTGGTACGGCGCGGCGAACACCGTGCGGGTGACGCCGTTGAAGGTCTGCCGGGACCGCAGCGCACCGGCGATGAAAGACCCGGCCGGCGGCGGATCGATGATGATCCGGGCACGCCGCTCGGTGATCTGCACCTCGCGCGGCGAGCAGCCGGCTCGGCCGAGCGCGTACATGGCCCCCAGCAACGCCTTGGCGTGGCCGTGGATGCTGTCGAAAACGACGTCCTGGTGATTGCTCATGCGGAGGCTTCCTCGGTGGCAGTGGCGCGGCGGATCGCTTGGATCAAGCGGGCGGCGCCGGGGTAGCTGATGCCGCGCAGCGCATGCGCGAGCGGGATTCCGTGGGGCATCTGGACGCGGGCCTGGGCCATGAAATCGGCAAGGCCCGCGTGGACGGCAGTGGCGTCGATCCCAGCGGCCTCCAGCAGCCGGCGGATCTCGCGCCGCTGCGGCTCGGTGCAGCTGGGCACCGTGCTGGCCGTACCGCTGCGGACCGGCAGCACCTGGGCGGTGACGTCCATCAGCTGACCGACGGTCATCCTGTCGACCGGGACGCCAGCGGCGGCGATGGCTTCGATCACCTCGCACTTCTGGCCGGTGCTGGCTGCAGCCAGGCGCCCGATCACCGCCGTGGCGGCGATCAGGTCGGCCGCGATCACCTGCAGGTTCAATGGGCACCTCCGTCCTGGACCGCCAGGTGGTCCTCGTATGCGGCGAGGTTGCGGCGCGCGCACCGCAGGTAGTGCAGCCGCTCCTCGGCGCTCAGGGCGGCGTTGTAGCGGATGCGCGACAGCGCCTGGCAGGCGGTCAGCACGTCGTCAGCGGCCCGCTGGTGGGCGTTCGGCGTGGCGCCGGTGTCGGGGGCAAGGCTCACTCAAACACCCCCAGCTCCTGCGCGGCCTGCGTGATCGCGTCGCAGCAGATGCGCTTGCCGGCTGCCTGGGCATACGTCGCTGCCAGGCGCAGCACCTTGTTCAGGACGCGCAGCGCGCCCGGCCGGGCGGCGATGTCGCGGATGCGGTCGCGGCAGCGGGCATCATCAATGCCCCATGCCTTGATGATCGCGTCGGCGTCGCCCTGGGCGCTGCGCTTGATCAGGGTCTTCTTGCCCACGCGCGAGTACAACCGGTCGAGATACGCCGCGCGGTTGCCGCCGGTCATCTGCGTGTAGACCCGCTCATTGCCCATGAACACCAGGCCGACGCCGCACTTGTCGTTGAACCAGCGGATGCCATCCATCGCCTGGACGGTCAGGTGCTGGGCCTCGTCAATCGCCAGCAGCCCGCCGGTGTTCCGGATGCGCTCGGCGATGGCGCGCTGCAGGTGTGCCGCGCTGCGGGAGTAGTCCCGCACGCCGACCTTGATTGCGATCTCTTCCAGCGCTGCCAGCAGCGAGCCGGTGGCCGCGCTCAGCTCCACGTGCCACACGTTCGGCGACGTGGCCTGGTACTGGACGATGGTCTTGCTCTTGCCGATGCCCGCCGCGCCGACGATCAGCACCAGGTCGGCGGCGATCTGCGCATACCGCAGGTCGCCCATGATCCGCTTGCTTGTCGGCGTGTCGACCCATGCAGGCGCCGTCGGCAGCGATTCAGAGGACGACGCGGCGTCATAGGTGTTGAGCCACTTGGCGATCTTCACCGCCGTGTTCTGCAGGTTGCCCTTGTACGTGTCGCCCAGGAACTGGCTGAGCGTGGCGCTGGACATTTCCGCCTCGCGTGCGATGCGGTTCTGGCTGTAGCCGTTTCCGGCTTCGGAGATCATCCGCACGCGCTCGCGCATGTCGGACATCTGCTCCAGGGTGAATTCCTCTGGGATGCTGCTGTTGGGAGCGGTGGTGGCGTTGCTCATTGGTTCTCCGTGGTGTTGCTGGTCTTGCTGCAGGTGACGGAAGCGATGCACGAGCGGCACGTTCCGGGGCTTCAAAGGCGGGTATGCGGGGCGTTTGAGGGCGCTCAGGCGGGCCTGGCGGCGCAGCAGCGCCGATCCAGGCGCCCCGGCGCGGGACAGCCGGATGTCGGGCAGGCCCTTCATTCGTCGGCACCCCTGGGCACGTAGAAGCTGTTGCCCTGCTGTCTGGCCGCGATGCGTTCCATCAGCGAGCCGAACGCCTCTTCGCGGTCATCGGTGCCGGTGCGCTGCAGCGGCTCCGGCATGGCCTGCTGCGGCTGCGGCTTGGCCGCGCGCTTGCCGAACAGGGGCGCGACGACGCCGGCCGGCGGCAGACTCTCGGGCACGGGGGACGGCAGCTGCTTGGCGAGCTTCGCCGCCGACATACGGCGCTCGGCCTCCAGCTGCTGCTGCGCGGCGCGGCGGAACTGCTTCTTGGCGCGCGCGTGTTCCTTGGCAGCGACGGTGTCGGCGAAGCCAACGGCGGCGATGCACTCGGCCGTGCCGATGTGGACGTTCGCCAGGGAATACACCTCGACGCTGGTGTGCAGCGCTTCGGGATCGAAGCGCAGCATCACCTTCTTGCCGGCGTAGCGAGCGATGGCCTCGCTCCAGTAGCGGTTGCCAGCCAGGCGCACCGAACCGTCGCGGGCATCCGCCGTCACCGTATCCGTCGCCAGCAGGAGCTGGCGCAGCTGCTCGACGCTCGCCTTTCGGATGGTCGACTGCGCGTAGCTGGCGCTGAATACCTGGTCGAAGCTGTACTTCCTGCCGCAGACCCTGCTGCGGCGGCCCTCACGCGCGTTGTGGGCGGCGATTTCCTCGTTCAGTACCCGCACAAACTCGTCCAGCGGCACGGCCTTGCTGCCGTAGTTCTCCGGCTTCGCATCGGGTTTGTTACCGGTGTAGGCACCTGCAAAGGCCGGGTGCTTGGAGATGCGGTCGCACATGTCAAGCCAGGCGCGCTCGATAGGCTTGGCTTGGCCGTGGTACGGCGTAGTCCAGTGGATTTCGCAATCCATGCCGGTCAGGATGCCCACCGGGTCATCCGGCCTCACTTTGAACCGGAAGCGGTTGGCAACGCCGCCGGTCAGCATCTTGCTGGCGAAGCCCCGGCCGTTGTCCAGCCACACTTTCTCGGGGATGCCGTAGCGCTCGATGACGTCACGGAAGGAGAACCGCACCAGGTCGGCCGATTCTGTTTCGGCAATCCGGTAGCCCAGCACCTTCCCCGAGTAGAGACACTGCACGCCGACCATGATGGGCCGCGCGATGGTGCCGTCCGGCCAGCGCACGAACACGTCGAACTTGTGGCCGTCGGCGTTCACCCCTTCCAGGGCATGGAACATGCTGCGGTCGCGCTCCTGCGCCGGGAACGTGCGGTCGAACGCCTCGCGGCCCTTCCGCGCCAGCACCAGGACGCCACGCGGCATTTCCTTCTCGATGCGACGCTGGAAGGTCTTCAGCGAGGGCAGCACCCAGCCGTGGACACGTGCCAGGCGCTGGACGCGCTCGTAGCAGCCGCTGGCGGTCGGCGCTTCCACGCGCAGGTAGTCGGCCTTAAAGGCGTCCCAAGCTTCGACCGGAATATCGACCGTCATGGTGCCGCCGGCATAGCTCGGCACCAGCAGCGCCAGGCGGTGCTGTTTCTCCACGCCGTCGACCAGGGCAGCCCACCTGCCGAGGGTCGCGGCGCTCGCGCCGCGCACGTTCTCGCGCTGCAGCTGGACGGCGACCAGCTCGCGGGCCTTCGTCAGCAGCATGCCGTCGGCGACCAGCTGCTCCACCGCCTGCAGGGCCTGTAGGCGGCGGCGGGCTTCACTCTTCAGGTGCTGCTCGACCGCCTCGTAACGCTGCCACGCTGCCTGCAGCTGGGCCTCGGTGATCTGCGCAGGCTTGCGGGGCTTGGCCTTTGCCGGCGCCAGGTCGACGGACGGCTGGGTCAGGTTCGGGGTGCGCAGGAACACCGCCGCCTGCACGTCCGCAGGCAGCGCGCCGGGCGCGTAGAAGCGCTTCGCGCCGCCACGGCCAGTACGGGTTTCGTATGCCCAGGCCTCACGCGCGGCGCGCATTTCCACTGCTCGCTTGGAGACACCAAGGGCGGCGGAAATCGCGGCTGCATCGATGGGTTCAGGGGTGCAGGAGCGGCTTCCGTCAGCCATCAACGCGCCCTCCGTGCCAGTTCCTTCAGCGCCTTGATCTCTTCGCCGGCCTGCTGCTTTACGCGCTCCAGCCTGCCGATCTCGGCATTCACGGTGTCGGCGCCCAGCAGCAGCCGGCCACCGACCACGCTGCCGTGCCACTCGGCCAGGCGCGTGCTGCTGCACACGATTTCCAGCACCGGGGCCAGCCAGAGCGGGGCGTTGAATTCTTCGCGGGATTCGGCCGTGTAGCCGTCAAGCATGTGCTTTGACACGTCACGTCCAGCCAGGCGGCTGGCACGGGCAGCCACTTCCCAGCGGTCCAGGCCCGCGGCGTGGGCGTCCTTCAGCATGTCGCCCACCAGCGCGCTCACCGGCTGGCGGAAGTCCATGCTGCCGGGAATAGGGGCGGCGGGGCGCGGGAGGGCGAACATGTCGCCGGTGAGGGCATCGCGACGCTTCATGCGCGGATGCCCTCACCGATGACCGGCTGGGTCCCACAGGCGGAGTGAGCTGTGGCGGGCCTTACCTGCTCCCCAACTGCCGGGGTTTTCGCGCATGCCAACGCGGGGCACTTACCGGCTGATCCCCACCCTTTTGCCCGGGCCAGGCTGTTGATCGAACGTGCCGGGTACGCCGGCTGGAGGGGTGTGCTGTTCATTCCGCGCTCCCGTCTTGTGGATTGCGGACAAGGCGCAGCCTGCTAGGCTTGGCAGAAGCAGGAATCAGGGCCTTCTGGCCGCGTTTGCGGTTGGGCTTGCCGTCCGGGCCGTACCGGCTCGGCCAGATCTCGGAAGCGCTGACGCCCAGCGCTTCGGCGATCAGAGCCTCAGCCAGCGGATACGGCTGGTGCAGCGCCTTCGCCAGGCTGTTCGGGTTCCTGTAGCCGTTGATGTTGCTGAGCTGACGCAGGGAGTAGCCCTTCATGCGCAGCTGCGCCACCACTTCGGCTGGGTGCCAGTCCTTCGGGGGGCTGGCTTTTTTTGGTGCCTTTAATGCCGTCAC